ATATCAACGGAGTAAAGATAGATAACAGAATAGTTAATCTTAGGGCTGTGACACAAGCTGAGAATAACAGAAACAAACCTATGCGGAAAGATAATACTTCTGGAGTTATGGGTGTTGTTTGGCATAAGCGATATCAATGCTGGTATGTTTGTGTTGGAAAAACCTACTATGGTACTTTTAAATCTAAGTCTGACGCTGCAACAAAAGCTGAAGAGGTTTACAAAGAACTAGGGTTTCATGAAAACCATGGAAGGGCTTGCAATGACTGAGTATGTATTTGACATAGAAGCAGATGGTATTGATGCAACAAAGATACATTGCATGATTGCTAATGGAGAAGAAGTAAATAGATTCTTCTTTAAAAACCTTACCAGTGATGATGTGCTTATCGGACATAATATCATTCGTTACGACATACCAACTATTGAGAGGTTGTTAAATATCAAGATCAAAGCACAGCTTATAGATACTCTAGCTCTATCTTGGTACTTGTTTCCTACAATTAACAGGCATGGCTTAGAGCAATGGGGCGAAAGATTAAAAATCGATAAGCCAACCATTAATGACTGGGAGAACTTAACAAGAGAAGAGTACATTCACAGGTGTAAAGAAGATGTGAAGATTAACACTAAGCTATGGGGATTACAGAAGTCTTTGTTGATTAAGATTTATGATAGTGATTACCAACCATTAGTTCGTTACCTTACATTTAAGATGAAAATGGCTATGCTGCAAGAGAAATCAAAGTGGAAGCTAGACGTAGATAAAGCTAACACCTTACTCAATGAGTTAGAGCTAAAGAACGAGCAAGCAATCAATGAATTATCTAAGGTCATGCCTACAGTTCCTAAGATAGCAAAGCGTAAAAAACCCAAACTGCCTTTCAAACAAGATGGAAGTTTATCTGTAGCAGGTGAGAGGTGGAAGGTCTTAGCAGAAGCTAATGGGTTTACTATTCAATACGACAAAGAAATAGAAGAAGTAGTAGGTCAAGACGAACCCAACCCTACTAGCAGCAAGCAGATCAAAGACTGGTTGTTCTCTTTAGGGTGGAAGCCAATGACATTTAATTTTGTAGATGATAGAGAAATACCTCAAGTAAAAACTAAAGATGGTGATTTATGTAAGTCTATTAAGAAGCTATCCGACCTACACCCAGAAGTCCTAGTTCTCGATTCTATGGCAGTTGTTAAGCATAGAATAGGGTTGGTAAGGGGGTTACTAAAGAATGAGCAGAATGGCTTTGTACAGGCTTGTATACAAGGATTAACTAACACTCTTAGATTCAAACACGCAGTATGCGTTAATCTACCCTCTGCGAGAAAGCCTTACGGATTAGAAATTAGAGGTTTATTGACAGCTAAAACTGATAACACAGAGTTATGCGGCAGTGACCTCTGCAGCTTAGAGGATAGAATTAAGCAACATTTTCTTTGGGAGCATGACCCTGATTATGTAACCGAAATGAGTACACTAGACTTTGACCCACACCTTGACCTTGCACTATCAGCTAAAGCTATCAGTCAACAAGAGATGCAAGATTATAAAGATGGCAACAAGACTGATGCTGTATCTAATACTAGGTACAGGTTCAAAGGGGCAAATTATGCCCTCCAATATGGCTGCGGTATTCCCACGTTATCCAGACAGCTTGGCATATCACAGAAGGAGGCTAGGGTAATTAGTGAAGCATATTGGAAAAGAAACTGGGGTGTTAAAGCTATTAGTGACAGCATGGTAACTAAAGTAGTTGAGGGTGCTACATGGCAGTACAACCCAGTATCTAAGTTGTGGTACAGTTTAAGAAGCGACAAGGATAAGTTTTCAACCTTATGTCAAGGTACAGGAACTTACTTGTTTGATATGTGGGTGGGGTTCATCTTAAAAGAAAGGGAGCAACTAACAGCTAACTTTCATGATGAAATAATATTGGAGGTAAAGAAAGGCAACAGAGATAAGTGTGTTGAATTGTTGGAAAATAGTATACAGAAAGTAAATCGTATGCTAAAATTGAATCGAGAGTTGCAGGTTGACGTGCAATTTGATAACAGCTACTCAGGTATACATTAAGGAGATTAAGATGGGATTTGAAAGAAAGTCAGCAGTACAGTCAAAAGCTACAAGTAACATGGAGTATGAAAACTTAACCGAAGGCGAACATGAAGCTAGATTAATTTATGTAGCAGATTGTGGTATGCAACTTCGCGAGTACAAAGGCGAGGTTAAATCACCAGCACAACAAATTGCTTTGTGCTTTGAAGTGCTAGGCTCTACTGTAAAGATAGATGATGTAGAACAGCCAAGAATTATTTGGTCTAAACCTTTCAATATATTTGGTACTATGTCTGGCTTGTCAACAGAGTATGATATGTTTAAATCTTTTGTACCCACTGCTAAAGAAGATACAGTAGCAGACTGGGAGTCAGTGTTAGGTGAACCAGTTAATATTATTATTAAACACACTCACAAAGATGGTGCTGTGTACGATAATGTATCTGGTATTACTGCTATTCCAAGTAAGTATCGTTCTAAAGTAGACAAAGCTGTTACTACTGAGTTTGCTATAGCTGGCTCTGAAGATGTTGATAGCCCTGCTATTAAAAGTCTTTTTGGTTTAGCTAAGTTTGTTCACGATAAGCGTATTACTGGTAATGTTGCACCAGCTAAAGAGCCAAAGCCAGTAGTAGAAGAAGAAGATTTTGATAGTGATGTTCCATTTTAAATGCACGCCCTAGTCGATGGAGACATTATTGCCTATCGTGTAGGCTTTGCTTGTCAGAAGAAGGATAAGGAAACAGGGTTAGTTACGGCTGACCCTAAACCTTATGCTCTCCATTCTACTAAGCTCTATGTCAATCAGATAATAGAGGATTGTGGCTGCAATAGCTACACCATATACCTCACACCTAAGACAACCTTCCGTAACAAAGTAAGAGATGACTACAAAGGCAATAGGAAAGACATTGCTAAACCAGTTCATCTTGAGGCTATCCGTACCTACCTAGTGAATATTTACAAAGCTAAAGTGGTAGATAATATAGAAGCTGATGATGCGTTAGGTCTTAAACAAAATCCTAGGACTATGATATGCAGCATAGATAAAGATTTGTTAATGTGTGAGGGTAATCATTACAACTTTGTAAATAAAACTTTTACGAATGTAACTAAAAAGCAAGGCACTGAATTCTTTTATCAACAGATGCTGACTGGTGACAGTGCAGATAACATCTTAGGTATTAGAGGTTTGGGTAATGTCAAAGCAAAGAAGATCTTAAATAATACCCTAAGAAAAAATTGGGATAATATGATTATTGATAGATATATAGAAGAGTTTGGTTACGATGAAGGTCGTAACAGATGCGTTCAGAATAGCCAACTCTTATGGATATTACAAAAAAACAAACAAATGCCAATGGACTTTAGTTATGAACAAGTACAGAAGTAAGTATGAAGCTAATATAGCTAAAGACTTAAAAGCTAGAAGAATTAAATTTGAGTACGAAACTATAAAGATACCTTACTATTTAAGTAAGAAAGGTAGATGTAAGTTTTGTTCATCTAGTGTAGTGTTTATTCACAAAGTATATACACCTGATTTTATAATAGGTTCAATTATAGTAGAAGCAAAAGGTAGATTCACTTCAGTTGACAGAACTAAAATGGCTCAAGTGGTAAAAGAGAATCCAAGCCTTGACATTCGTATGTTGTTTATGCGTGACCAGTGGTGTACTAAAAAGAAAAGAAAAAGATATTCTGATTGGTGTAACGATCATGGTATTAAGTTTGCTTTTGGTACAGCATTACCTAAAGATTGGTTAAAGGAGTCAAGAAAATGATGGATACACCAGTTTGCATTTCTTGCGGTATTTCTAATCCTGATTACAGAATAGTTAAGGGAATGAAGTCCTGCAAAACTTGTAGAGATGGTACGATACTAACAGTAAATGAACTGATAGATATCGTTAATGACCTACAAGTACAAGGGTTATTACCTAACAATTTCTTGAGTGACAGAGTAGAGCAACAGTTTCAACGAGGGGAGATAGATTTTGATGATGACCTCCTATCAGTTGAACAAGCGATAGCATTAGAAGATGCCATGCGTGATATGTACGACATAGATGAGGAGCGTTAAGATGAAAATAGCAGTAATACCAGATACACAGGTTAAGCCTGATGTACCACTAGACCACTTGCTGTACGCAGGTAGGTACATAGCATCTAAGAAACCTGATGTCATTGTGATGATAGGTGATTGGTGGGATATGGAATCTCTCTGTTCATACGATAAAGGCAAAGCATCTTTTGAAGGTAGGAGATACAAGAAGGACATAGATGCAGGTAACTTAGCTATGGACTTGTTCTTACAACCTATCAAAACAGAGCGTGAGAGATTAAAAGTAAACAAGAAGAAGCAGTGGAAGCCTCGTATGGTATTTACCATTGGTAACCACGAGCAAAGAATTGAAAGAGCTATTGAGAACGATTGTATACTAGAAGATACTATAGGCTACCATGACCTTAACCTAGATGATTGGGAAGTAGCTGACTTCTTAGAGCCTGTTATAATAGAAGGTGTAGCCTTCAGTCATTACTTTACTACTGGTGTTATGGGTAGACCTGTGACCAGTGCTAGGGCTATGCTCACTAAGAAGATGATGAGTTGTGTTATGGGTCATGTACAAGATAGGGATATAGCTTATGGTAAACGAGCAGACAACGCTAGATTAACAGGATTGTTTGCTGGTATGTTTACTCAACATGATGAAGGATACTTAGGTAATCAAGGTAACAGTTCTTGGAAAGGTATCTGGATGTTAAACGAAGTAAATAGCGGTAGCTTTGATGAGTTGCCTGTATCACTTAATTATTTAAAGAATAAGTATGGAGGATAAAATGACTAAAGTGGTTAAAGGCGTTAGCAGCTTTCAATGGGGTGGTGACCATTACAGAAAATTACCTATCCAAGTATGGGATTTTATTGCTGCTAACAAACTAGATTATTTCCAAGGTAATGTAGTTAAGTATGTATCAAGATACAAAGAGAAAAATGGCTTAGAAGATTTAAAGAAAGCTAAACATTACATAGATAAAATTATTGAAAACGACTATACGGAGTACGAAAAATGAATCAGTATCAGCAGTACATAGCCCTATCAAGATACGCAAGATGGATACCAGAACTAAACAGAAGGGAGACTTGGAAGGAAACAGTTGATAGATATATGCAGAATGTTGTATCTGATAAAGTAAATAAAGATACTTACAAGCAATTAGAAGATGCAATCTACAATCTAAATGTTATGCCAAGTATGCGAGCAATGATGACTGCTGGTCCTGCTATGGAGCGTGATAACACATGTGCTTACAACTGTAGTTACTTAGCAGTAGATGACCCTAAGTGCTTTGATGAAGCAATGTTTATATTATTGTGTGGCACTGGTGTAGGTTTCAGTGTTGAGCGTCAGTACATTAGTAAGCTACCAGAAGTCCCTGATGAGCTATATAAGAGCGATACTACCATAGTGGTTAGTGATAGTAAGGAAGGGTGGGCTAAAGCCCTCAGACAGCTAATCTCGTTGTTGTATGCAGGTGAGATACCTAAGTGGGATACACACAAGGTACGACCTGCTGGTGCTAAGTTAAAAACTTTTGGGGGTAGAGCATCTGGTCCAGAACCATTAGAGGATTTGTTTACCTTTACTTGTGAAACATTTGTAGCAGCAAAAGGTAAGAAGCTATCTAGTATTCAGTGTCATGACCTACTATGTTATATTGCACAGGTTGTGGTGGTGGGTGGGGTGAGGAGAAGTGCAACGATCTCCTTGTCTAACTTATCTGATGATCGTATGCGTCATGCTAAGTCAGGTGATTGGTTTGTCTTAAACCCACAAAGAGGTTTAGCTAATAACTCTGTATCGTACTCAGAAAAACCTGACATGGAAACATTCCTTCGTGAATGGCTTGCACTAGTTGAGTCTAAGTCTGGTGAGCGTGGTATCTTCTCTAGGGTTGCATCTAAGAAGCAAGCAGCTAAGAATGGTAGACGTGACCCTGACCATGAGTTTGGTACTAACCCTTGCTCTGAAATTATTTTAAGACCTAATCAGTTTTGCAATTTAACAGAGGTTGTAGTTAGGAATGATGATGACCTTGATACCTTAACTAACAAGACAAGACTAGCAACTATTTTAGGTACTATACAGGCTACCTATACTAAGTTCCCTTACCTAAGAAAGATATGGCAACGAAACACAGAAGAAGAAAGATTGCTTGGTGTTAGTATGACAGGGATTATGGATAACAAGTTAGTGTCTACAGGTAAAGATGCTA